GTTTTTTGCGGTTACGTAAAGGCTGTTGGTTTTGTTGAACGCATTATCTCGCAGGTCAATGACGTTGCTGTCTCCGAATTCAAACGATGCGTACTGGTAGTCTTGAATACGATTTAGTAGTGCGGTTACATGGTCAACGGTTGTATACTGATTGTTTCTGAGGTTTACCCCTTTGCGGCATTTCAACCGATTTAAATTCAACGCGCTGAAACTGCTGAGCGGGGACCTGGAGTTTTTGAGTTCAAAGCGCTTGTAATCATCAAACGTTTCAACCCGATCAGCCCAATTATTCTCTAATCTCATCGACCTCCATTTTGTAGTATCAATCTCTAACTGGTCGAGCCAGTGCGTGTAGGTCGGCCACCGATCGGTGTTTGAATGCGTCTCCAGTCGGCCCTCGGCCAACGGACAGTTAACAACCCGCAAACGTCGTAAAAACGCGCTGCCACTCAAATTCACAAACGTAAGCGATGGGCAATTTTCCACGTCCAAGTCTACTAAATGTGCGAAGCGTCCCTGCAAATCGTACATTCTTGCTTCCGTGGAAGACGTGAAGTCCGCGCTATACCAATATTTGCCTTGCTCAGCATCTGGGTTGCTTGGCCCGTTTCTCCAATCTTTTTCGAGCGCGTCCGGATGCGATGCCATGTAATACAACGCAGAACTAAACGTACCTGCCTTAGTCGCAGCGCCAATCAAATAAGGTCTATTGTTAGATATCTTTGTGCCTGCGGAGCCATGGAAACTGACATTTCGCAAATACAACATACGCAGCGGGTAATCCGCAACCGCGCCGTTTGCGTCAAGTACTGCGCTACTCACCACGCTACCAGATGAACCGATTGGGAAGTATGCGTCACTATAAGTTATTTGGTTGATGGGATTATACCAACCCGACGTATGAGACACTGGCAATGTACCGCCTAGATTCGTCAACTGTGGGCAATTATGCGCTTTCAATGATCGGATAGTTGCGTGTGTAAAGCCTCCGTCGCCCAAAGAAGTCAACTGCGTGTTGCTTATGTCGAGATACCGCACGCCAGTTAAATGTCGATACGAGCTTTGATAAAAGGATTGATAAGACCCCGCCTCAAACCTACCCCACCACCCAACAATCTCCGGCGGCAAAGTATACCAACTTTCCAAGTACGCAACGGTGCTGTTCTGCCTCAATGTAAGGCTTGTCAGCGGATTATTTGACACGTCCAAGGTGATAAGCGTGTCGATTGCGGACACATTTAACGATGTGAGCAAGTTGTTTTGGAGATTCAACTTCACCAAATCGTAGCCGCCTCCTGTGCGCCAGCCGAAACGCGTCCACTCACTCGTTGGAGCCGGGAAGACTAACGAGGACAGCCGATTGTTTGCTGCTTCAAACACTTGAATTGCGCCCCAGTTCCAAGGCGACGTTCCAGCAGTGCCTACGTCAACAGACGTGAGCAGGTTGTTTTGTATGTACCAAAAAGCTGGCCGGGAGGTGTTTTGCGAAAACGTAATAGACGGTATCTTATTAAAGCTAATATCAAACACCTCAGGGGCATAACTCGTGACTGCATTCAACGGTTGCGCGATGTTGTTGTTGGATATGTTGTAATAATCAAGCGAAGTATTGCGCCCTGCGCCCAAGAAAGGATGCGTGGTAAGCCCGCCGTTACTCCCTTGAGAAGAGACGTCAAAATACAAGATATTATAAGTTCTCGTCGCCCACCGCTCTCCCAGCTCCAATTCATAAAAAATAACGCCGGCTCCGGTCAGAGTAAAGTTGTCGCTTGTTAGCTTGTTAGCTCTTACATCCAAATGCTGAAGAAGCTCTGCGCCATCAATCTGGAGTATTTGCAGATTGTTCCCCGGCGCTTCTAGCCGTCGCACTCTAGTGTTAGATAGCCCCAATTCTTTTAGCCCCCACGCTGATGTAGTCAACCGAGGATCTCCGCTGGAGTTCAGGGCGATTAGCTCAAACCCGACTGTTTGGGAATCGTCAAGTTGGGTGTCATGTCTACAAACAAAGATGTCACTTTCCCCCAAGATACTCGTCCAAGCTGTTTCCCACGGCCAATCGTCGGCGCCGCCATAGGCGCGCACGGTAAGTTGCTGCGTTATCGTGTCTGTCCGTTGGTACCGCCAGATGCCCAAATTAGGGTCAATGTCAATTCGCTGAAAGCCGTTGACCCACACTTTTTGGCCTTGTGGCAAAAGAAGATCCGGAGCGACACTCCATACGGGTTGGCCTTGTGAAAATTGGTCAGGCTCGAATTTATGCATCATAACTGCGTACCCCGCGTAAGCATCCGCCATCAAAGGCACGCTGAGCCTCAAGATTTTATCCGTTGGTAGCCGCAGGAGGGAATTCTCTTCGTCCACATCTAAAACGTCCGCCGCGCGAAAGTTTTGCGGACCAAAATTTAAGCAAGAACTGTAGTCAACCCACAGCGACTGTCCGTACAACGGGTCCAGCACCATGTAATGCGGAGTCGCCGCAATTTTGCTTATGCCCCGAATCGCAAACATACTACGCGAGGATCCAGTTATTGTCGTGCGTCTTGATTAGAACTTGACCCGTTGACTGTGAACTCGGAGTCACAGTAACACTGCCGGCGGCTTGGATGACTGGAGCTGCTTGGCCTTCATAGGAAAGCACAAGAATTTGTGTGCCGACCGGAAACGGGATACTATCGCCGGGGATGTTGATTGTTACGCCGTCTTGCGTAATAAGCAGTCCTCCGCTGTCTTCAAGTTGTAAAGTATAGGCGCCCAGCGCAGTCAGAAATTTGACGGGGCACTCAAGCTTTGCAGCCCCCGCTTCTTTGGCAGTCGTCAGGGGAAACAGCTCCCCGCTAAACGGGTTGAACTTGTATCCCGGAAGACTCATTGAATGCTTCGATTAAGCGACTTCGGGATAGCGCGAAGATTACTCCGTCTGTTGGACATCCCATTCATGTGATGGACGTCTTTGCCGTCGCCCTTACGAACATGGCCGAGCTTCTCCATCTTGCGACGAGCTTTGTTCCGCTGGCTGCGACGTTTGATTTGCTCCGGCTTCGCGTGGTAGTCGGCGTATTCTTTGGCGTAGTTTCTCATTCGGTAGGCACGATTTCGGGAACCGCCATGCGGCTCGCCATTTTAACCTTGGCCGCTGTCTCGGCGTCTTTTAGCGCCATCTTCTGAGACGTCTCGGCCTGTTTCAAAGCCATGGTCGCCTGATGCCTTTCAATCTCCATCTGGAGCTTGGCTTGGCGTTCCATCAATTCTTGACGGGCTTTTGGCGAAAGCTGTTCAGATTCGGCGAGCTTCTGCTCCATCGCGGCGATGCGAGCCTGCTCCGACTCGATCATTCGCTGCTGTTCGGCTTGCTGCGCCATCGCTTGCTTCTCGGCGGCGGCTCTAAGCTCGTCGGCCATGCGTTCGCGGGACGCGCCAAGCTGCTGGAGACGCTGACGCATCATCGCGACTTGATCTTTGCGGACAAGATCGCTGCCGAGCCGCTGAACGTGCTCGGCCAAGTGCGGCAAGAACAAGTCCATAGCCTGAAGAGCCGCCATCGGGTCGGCCCCGTTGGAGATGCCCTCCTGCATTTGCTCTAGGGCCTGAAGATGTCGGCTGGCATGAATAAAGTGGTTTTCTCCGTCGCTCACCGGCATCGGGCTGCCGCTCGACATCATGCCGTTCTCAATGACGGCAAACTTGTCGTCCATGGGAGGACGCAAGGACGTTCCCGGGGCGGGCAAATACCGATCCACGACCTCTTGGCCGAAGCGGGCAGCAATCCTATCACGCAAAAGATTGATCCGACCGGCCTCGTCGAGGCTTCCGAAAATTGCCATTGTCTCCTCGATTGCGATTTGACGCATTCCGGGAGAGCCAAACCCAATTGCTCGGACAGGCTCAACGCTACGCCAGCGGTAAATAGCTTCCTCCGGAACTCCGCGCTTGATGCAACGGCGGCGGAAATCGACGGCCTCCCGGCCGCCGGGTTCGATGGCGGTGTATTTGCGACGGCTGAGTCGGCGATAGACTTCGGTGAGCAACCGCTTCCACGGGTGGTAAAACAGATTGATCGACGCTGAGCTTAAGATCGCTTCTTGTTGAAGCTGCGCTCTAACCTCATAGGCCGTCCGCGCCTGGCCGTCCGCATTCATGGCGCGAGACTGGTACCCGACAGTTCGGTTGGTCATGTTCTGCGTCAGGTCTTGCAGGACCGGCAGCATGTTCCGGCTGTAGTCAGGGATCGCTTTCTCGACGACTTTCAGCCCAGGAGGAAACAACGCATAAGGGCCGTAGTACGACAGCGTCAGATCTTCGAGTGCGCGGCTACCCTGATCTCCGGGCTGCACGATCAAGGCCGAGCTTAACAGCGCACCATCGACCATGCCGCAGCGAAGGCGGTTCAAAAGCTGGATGTGCGGGTAGATCTTAAATCCAAGACCCCGAATGCCATGATACGTTCCGTTGCCGACCCCGTACGTGAACGTCACAAAGCAATTGACCGGCGACGAAAAGCGATTGGCGCGGGTGAAGAGAAACTCTTCGTCCGGCTCGTCTTCGTCAATCGAACCCACGGGGTCGCGCAAGAACATCAAATGCGAGACTTTCCCCGAGAATTCCCGAACCCACATGTGGACTACGTCAACTTTCTTGGCGCGGCTGTTCGTATAGAGGAGGTCATTGTTCTTCAGCTCGACCTCCAGTTTTTCCCACTCGCCGATTTCGTAGTTCGTCCGTTCGTTGCAGGCCCTTAAAAGCGCGTGCCGGACCATCTTGACGTTCCAGCCCAACGAGGCGGCGACCTTGGGATCGCGGATGTAATGATAAAGTTGATGGGCCTGATACTCGCGCTCCACTGTCGCGCATTCGATCTCGAACTCGTTGGCCTTTGTACCCCGGGGCATACGAAACTCGGAAAGCCCCGCCACGCGCCAACGCCAATCGACTTCGTCTTCAAAATACGTCACGCCAACCCCGTGCGAAACGAACTGATCGGCCAGCATTTGGTGGGAGAATTCAAACTCCGGCCATTCTTTAAGCGTCCGATGAAACTCTTCCGAGATGACGCGCTCCCACTCGACCCGCTGCTCGGCCGTTCCGTAATCCAAAGACACGCGGGCCAGCGAATCAACCGATGCCGTCAAATCGTAGTATCCGGCCAAGGCTTGCTCTTTGAGCGCCGCCGCCTCGCCAAAATCCAAGTTCGTTCTCTCGCCTTGACCCATCTCCGTCAGGTCGTCCTGGTTGAAAGGGGGCGAACCATTGAACATCGAGTCGATCAACGCCCGGTTCTGGGAGCTTCCGGCGTCGGAATCCTTTAGGGCTTTGTAAATGGAGCGGGCCGCGTCAACAGTCGTAACGCGCATTTTCGGCGGTTTACCTGATTCGTTCAGCCCCGCCAGTTCAAGTGGTTGCAATCCGGATTCCATGGGTGGTCAGGTTATTATAGCTTAGGGCGAAGAAATGTCACCCGGCGGACTCCGCTGGAGCGAAAAACCCGGAACGATTGACGTTCAACCGAAGGGTTGCGGAGCATTCTTTGATACAGCCCCGAGCTTGCGAAATCGCGATGGCTTTTCCATCCCTCTTGGCGGAGCGCCTCTTCGTTGACCCCTTCGGATTCAGCCTCTATTGCCGCCCACGCCGAGTCGTAAAGATCAGACGCGGAAGGCTTTGCTTTCTTCTGGATCATAGGTCAAAAGTTTTACCGCAGGGAGGCTGTTAGCCGGAAGATTACGCCAATCGAGAATGCCGACCGACGGGCGGCACAAGCTATCGCCGACAACTTTGTGTCCGTAGCGGGTCAGCATTTGCCACGCGCCGGTCACGAGGAAGAGCGCGTGAGCGTCCGAGTAGTAGCCGCCGCAATGGCGATGTCCTCTCAAGAACACCCGAGGCAGACGATGACCGGAGCGGGCGTAATTCAAACGAGCGTTTCCCATCGTGATGCTCATGGCCCCCGCTTCGAGATACGCCCGTGCGCTCGTCGGCATGTGGTGCGCTACGTCGATAAGCGTTCCGTTGAGTTCAAGCAGCGCTTTGTCGCCCATATACTCCCCGCCGCACTCCTGAGCTATGAATTCCTCCCAGTCTCCGGTATGACACTCGGTTCCCGCGACAAAATAGCTTTTCGCGGCGGCCTTCGACAAAGGTTTCAAACATTCGATGGCTGCTTCGCTGTGGTCTCGCATTTTGGCGGCAACCACCTCTTGGGTCCCGTGGTGCCGGCCTTCGATACAATCGCCATTGACGATCAGCACCCAGGGGTCTGAGCCGAAATGCGCTACGGCCTTCTTTTGCATGTCTGTCCAACAATGCCACAGCCAACGTTGGTGCAGGTTATTGCCGAGGGAAATCTTGTTCCCGTAACTGACTTCGCAGCCCTCGGGCCAAAGCCCCACGGAAGATCCACAGTGCAAGTCCGAGACAACAAGGGCGCCCGTTACGGATTTTACTTTTTTCATTCGGTAATCTCTTCAAGTTCGTTGAGCAACTCGCTCATGCCCTCAAGATCGAGCAGCCATTGCTTCACTCGCAGAGTTATATAACCGTCCTCGTCAGCTTCCATTTCAGGGGGAAATACGTTTTCGCATTTACCTGTCTTGATAAGCAAATCTTCAAAAGTAGCGTTAACGGCTTGTTGGAAGTCAGGGTAGTAGTCTTGGTGAATTTTGTAGGTTTTCATTACGCAATGAAGGGGTATTTATTCCTCAAATAATCAATTATTTGGTTTTGTTCTTCTGTAGTATGAACTGTTGTATAGACTAACAATTCTAACATATCTATATTGCTTACGATTGCTCCTGTAGTGTTGCCTGCTCCAATAAAAGATGTAACTAAGCTTCCTTGTCCAGTTCCTAGACCTGTCAGATTTTCCCTAGTTGTTTGTCCTTGATTTCTTTTACCAATAGTTCCGGTTCCACCACTGTCGATTACACCAAAAAAAATGTTGTCTGGACTGCTTGAGTCTATAGTGGAGGCTACTGCTGTTGATTTTCGTAGCGTTAATTTACCACTTGTATTGACATATAGGGCATTTCTTGGTTGCGTTGGAATTACTGATCTACTTCCGTTAAAAATAAAGCTTTCGCCTGCAAGGGTTCCTGTGGGGAAGGCAGACAAGGCAACGTAAATACTTAATGATGAATTTAGTGCCGTGCTATTTTCCAACAAAAGAACGTCACCAGAATTAAACCTAATTCCCCGATAAGTTACGCTATTTCTTTGAGGTAGAATCAATACAGGCTGTGCTGCTGCTGTAATTTGGTCAGCATTAACCCCACCACTGACTCTATTTACCCATCTACGTATGCCAGAATTTACACTAACTGCTTCAACATCAGGGTTAATACTGTTCAAAAGCCCTGAATCACCTGAAAACCACCCATACAAGTTAGTTGAAATGGGTTCCGTTACAGGTATTTCTCCCCGGCGATCCGGCACCCTAGCCAAACTCAACGTCGGCGCGAGGATCATTGTGCGTAGGCAATAACGGACCCAGAGTGCAATTGAATCGTCGTAAACGACCCGTAAATGATTGTTCCGGCGGGTATGGCCGGAGCTGACCCCGCAGTAGTGTTCGCCACTCCAGTGACGTTACCCGTCAAAGTATGGAACTTGGTTTCGGTGAGAATCTGGATCGCTGAGAACTGGCCGTTAGCGGCGGCGGTGCTCCCGATGTATGCGCCTCCGGAAACTGACAGCAGCGCGTTAATCTTCTGGAGAGACTTTTCAGCCGAATCGCGGCCTGGTCGTAGGTGTTCGCTCATAGGTTAAGAGGTTATGATAAACGCTAAAAAGCAGAAAGCAAACTGGGGTTGCGACTAGGGGTGAATTTCGTCATCGTCCGCCTCCACCGGGTTTCACGCCCGCCAGTCCCAGAGTTACCATCCTGGGGCGCCCGAATACCAAACCGCTCACGGACGACTTCGAGCAAAACGAATGCCGCGTCCGCTATGTCAGGCGACCGCCCCGTCCTCGCCTTCATATCCACCTTGCTCTCGACCAAGACTTTCATCGCTCCACTCTTTCGCGTGTCGTAGTGGCGACTCGTCATTTCCCGGGCCAAATCCGGCCCGATGCCCCGGAGCTGCCCGTGCTGGAGGAATTCCTTCGCGCCGAACCACAGCTCGGTCACCCGATTGCAGTATTTCTCGCTGCCCTTGGTCGAGTCGTACGAGGACAGCGCTCGCTCCGACGGTGCCCCTCCAAAATGCACTCGCATGAA